ATCCAATGTTTGAGCTAAGTTTTGTGCAAGTAGTCTAGCAGATTGGTTTAAAACCTGATCTTCGACTGTTAATTGCACTTGGTTGGTAATTGTTACGAAATTACCATAGAAAGATACTCTAGCTTTAATATTTGTTGCAGATAGCGGTGCTCCCGGAGGAGTAATACCATCTACAAGTGCGATAGGCACAGTAGAAAGCTTGGAGTATCTACGAAATACTATAGTGTCGCCATTTTTTTCGGGAAGAATACGTTTCTGAGCAAATTTTGCGTGAATTAGCGTTGGATACGCAGTCATCAGCAAAAGTCTGTCATAATATTCCCGAACTGCTGGAGGCAATACAGCGGTTGTAGTAATAGTCATTTAAAAACTCCTATATTTCGCCGACATTCTTACTTACCAAATTTCTAAACTCATCATCTGACATCTCTTTATATCTTTTGGCTTGAGAAATAGGAGAAGTAGAGCCCATGCTGGATAATGTTCCCGCTTTTCGCGAGTTTTCAACTATGCGTTGAGCATCAGCAGACTTTTTTGTTCTCTTATTATCTTCACGATAATTATCGGAATTTTTAGCCAAATGATATGCAAGTTCATAATCTTGAGTTTTTTGTAAGGTGTTTCTTAATGTTGGGTTTTGTTTAAATACTTCGGGTAAATATTTGGTGATGACTTCTTGATAGTCAGAATGCTTTTGCATCATTTTCATTTCTTCGATAGACATCTGGAATTGACTTGCCATTTTTCCAGAAAGCTTTTTAAACTCTCCAAATGTCATGACATCCCCATCATCCATCTTATCTAACTCATCTTTAGGCTGTGAAGCTTGTGATTGGTTAGACTGCATTAATGCTATGTTTTCTTTTATCATTCGAAGTTCATCTTGCAACTGCTGTCTCTGTGCTCTTTCAGATTGCAATGCCGATAGAGGAACATTTTGCCCTTGTTGAGCTTCTTGTCCTTCATATTGCTCTGCTTGAGCTTGACTGGATTCAACTGATGCTGGAACGGCGGCTTCCATTTCTTGATCGCCCGAAACGTTATTTTCTTCTGTCATTACGTATTTTCCTTTTTTTTTCGCCCTTTTAGATTTTTTTAATCATTGTAGGCGGCACTATTTTGTTATATAAGCACCCGGTATTGTTGTAGTTTCAACGACTACTTCATTACAGGGTTTTGCTCCAACAAGTTGTAAAGCATCAAAATCAAATGGTCTTTGAGGCATATTAACCTCCCAGTTGATTGTACCTTTAACATTGTCGACTTCTCCTACTATCATACCTACTTGTGGTGCAGGTTTGGTATTGTAGGGTTTAATATGTTTTATCAATGTGGGTTTCCCACTGTATGAGGTCTTGGATGGTTTAGCGAATACAACTATCCAGTAAGGATTTCTTAAACCTTTATTGGCAGCTATAATATCTTGTATTCTTTTGTTATCATCTTCAATGATCGCATCGCGGGTTTCTCCAGTCTCTTGAACCATACTATAGTCTCCTTAAATACTGTCTTTTAAAGCTTTTGCAGGGTAACCCTTAGTTCCAGCAGAATAATTCTTAATTCTACCTACATCATATTTTTCGGAACTAACAGTAGGAATACTCTTAACAGCACTCGCTTGAGTATTGTCTTTGAGACTCATACCTTTTCCATATTCTTTATCTTTCATTTTAAACCTCCGAAGGTTGATTTTGCTCTTGTCCAGACATCTGTTGTTTAGGCATCTGGGAATTCATCTGCATTTGAGGATTAGCTGCTTGTTCCCCTTGTGCAGAAATTTTTACATCATCTTGTTTTACTTTTTCTTCTTGTTGTCTATTCATTTCTTCAAACATTCTGATCATTTGCATATACTTCATAAGTCTATCATCATCCATTGATGCTAACTCTTTCATTGCTCTAGCTTGATCTAATGCAGCAGATGCTCTTGAATTAACTGCATCAGCAGCTCTTGAATCTTCAAGTCCCATATTTGCAACTGCTCTTGTATATCTCTCTTTAGCTCCTGAAACTTTTTCAATTGCAGATGCTTTATTAAATTCTAAGGTAGATTGTAAAACTTGTTGTTCTACTTGTGCTTGTTTCTGTGCTTGCTGTTGAGCTTGTTGTTGATTTTTCTCAATCTCTTTATTTAACTCTGATTTACCTTGAAGCGGTGCAGCTTTAACAAGCATTGCAGGTGTTACTACGCTACTCTGTGGTCCACCTGTAAGTTGATATAGATCAGTAAGTTGTTTAAAGTAGATTTGACGTTGATTATCAGTAAGAACTCCTTCCTGAACTGTAACATCATACTTAATGAATTCTTTATCATAAAATTGATTACTTGGTTCTTGATTTATAACTCTTTTAATCTTTTCAGGTGTCCAAGTTTGAATTAATTTTAATGTCTTTTTAGATATCAATTTCTGGGCATATCTTAAATTGTCAAACAAATCCTGTAAATTTACGATTGATGCACTCTGCCTTAACATCATCATTAATCCAGATTCTTGTGCATTTTCTGTTTCACCAAAAGCAGCATCATTTACACCAACAATATTCATAATATCTTGGTCAAATTGTCTTTGTAATTCAAACATACCTTGTGGAATTTGTGCTGGTGGTATTTTTTCAATATCTCCCGGCTGTGCATCATCTTCTTTCCAAATAACTTTTCCTTGAGAAGTTTGAAAAAGTGATCTTGGATTTACAACTGCTGACTTTTTAGCCATCCATCCAGAATTTATTTGAGAATCAAGCATATCAATCATTTGTGATCTGCGTTTATTAGCTTCTCTTTGAGGGTCTATTTGACACCTAACTAAAGATTGCAACTTAGTTCCCCAGAAGTCTGCTTCAGGCTCAAAAATGCCAACTAAAGGCACAAATGGATACTCATTTAATCCAAATTGATTTCGTTCTGTTCGCATTAAGGTATTATTCACAATGATATTGCATTCAATATACTTTTTAGGTCTTTTAACCATTTTTAATTGTGGATAACTTTTTAAATAGAATTTTAACCCTTCATTATCTCCTTCCCATTCAGTATATTCACCTGTTTCTTGATCAACTATCATAGGAACTTCTTCCCACCCTTGCTTATAAAATTCGTTATAAGCCATAAAATCTTGCCCATTAGGCAATTTCTGGTATGGTAACCATGTAAATTTATCATCACGAGACCAACCCATCTTTTGTAATTCTAAGATGTCTTTTTTTTGTTCTGGCAATAGTGATATAGTTTGTTCAGCAGATAAGTATTTACGCCTAATAACATGAGAACAATCAGAAAAATCTAGTTGTGTAAAATAAGGGTCAGTAATATATCCACTAAATGGTTCTCTTCCATATCTAATATCTCCATTTATAGGGTCATCACGATAATCCATCCACAAAGTTAATAGATTAAAACCTGTCTTTAATGCTCCACCAAAAGCTTCTGAAATGAATTTATATCCATCACCATAATTCATTGCATATAAAAGTAATTGTGATAATTGATCTGCTGAAAGTTGGTCTGAATTTTCTACTGGAGAAACAATAGAACTTAATCTATGTTTGCGTTGATACCCAGTCAAAAGATTAATATTTCTACGTATGTAATTGAATACTAGTGCATTACGACCTTCTTCAAACAGTTTTTGCTTTTCTTTTTCATCCCATTGATCTCCAAGATACATACGTAAATCACGATCAGCTAAAGGATAGAATGGATTCCATGCTAAATAATCATCTTTATAAAGTTCATCAAACTCATTAATGATTGATAGATCACTCATTGAAAACCCTCGTATGTAACAACTCGTATATCGAGTTTATTTAAAAGAGAGGGGCGAAAGTGCTAGCAGCTTCCTACTAAAGTCCCTTTCTCAAAAAGACTATAGATTCCCTCAAATATTTCAGTTGTACGATTTTATCGTACACTTCATAAAATTGCACATCTGTTAGATTCAGGTTCAACTTCTTTTGTTTCAATTCTTTCTAATCTAGGACTTCTTTCGTGCATATGTTGCAACATTAAATCATTTATAGCTTCTATATGATTTAAATTAATTTCTTTCAATGAATAAATTGATTCTAAGATTGATGATACTTTTTGTTGGAATTCTTCAGGATTTCCTTGAAAAGAAGTTATTTTTCTCTCCATAGTAGCGTTTAAATGGCTTATTGATCTTTCAAAGGCTCTTTCTGTATCGTGACGTGCTTTATTCTCTTTATAGGTCTCTAAAACGCCTGCGGAATTTACATATATTCTTTTATCTTCGGAAGGATGACAACATCGAGACCAACAGTTACAACTATCGTTAAAGCTAAAAACAACATCTCTAGTTGTTACTACGCTCATCTTTGATCTCCATATTAGTAATATTTTCTTCTTTATATCTTAATAATAGTAGATCATATTTAATTTCACACAAAATAATTTGAATTTCTTTTAGGACAACGTCTATTTTTTCTATTCTTTCTCTATTCCACATAAT